GTCGGACGGCATACAGTTCGCAATCGATTCTCTGCTGTCTAGGTGGGGATCGGAGCGTGTACGCATGATTGCCGCACGCATGGCCGGTGAGTTCGTACAGATATCGCTGTCACGGGCAGAACGCGGCATGAAGCGATCCGCAGGCATTGACGTGTTCTCGGGTTCGCAGCAGATGCAAGACTATCTCAAAGCCGCAACCCAGCAGAACGCTAACCTGATCCTGTCTATCCCGAACCAATACATTGAGCGCGTTGGCACTACGGTGTTGGCGAATATGCGCTCCGGCATGCGTCCGGGATTTATTGAGAAGGCGCTGCAAGACGAATTCGGCGTTACTCAGAACCGGGCGCGGATGATTGCCCGCGATCAGACGGCTAAGGTGCAGGGCGAGTTAGCGGAGAAGCAGCAGACGGGGGCGGGGTTCCAATACTTCGAGTGGCTGGATTCATCGGACGAGCGCGTCAGGCACCGGCACGAGGAAATAGCCAACAAGGTTACGGCCTATGGGCCGGGGATATACCGCTGGGACAACTTGCCGCTGAGCGATAAAGGGCTCCCAATAAAGCCAGGCAGCGATTACGCGTGCCGATGTACCAGTCGCCCAGTCAGCGACCGAGAAGTAGAAGCATACCGAAAGAGCGGCAAAACCGCCCCCGGCGTATATCGCTAGCTTGCGAATGTAAACGATAACGATTATCATGTTAGCAACAACATGCGAGACCGAAAAATGAAGTGTACGGTTTTTGACAGGCAGGGCTACAGAATCACCCACCGGGAATATACCGATGAGGGATTTTTGCGCGTACCCGGTCGAGTCGCACGCACTGGCATTCAGGAGTATCTCGCACGCGAACTAGGCATGGACGGCGACCCGATGCGAGTTATTCGCGTTTATCGTCCTGCCGAGGAAGTGTTTGCAGATGCATCGCTGGATTCTTACGAGTCCGCAGACGTTACCAATACCCACCCGCCCCAATTGGTCACAGCCGACACCTACAAGCAACACGCGGTCGGCACGATTCGCAGCAAGGGCAGGCAGGAAGGTGAGTTCGTAGTCGTTGACATGATCGTCAAGGACTCCCGCGCAATTAAAGACATTGAGTCAGGCAAGTGCGAACTGTCAGCCGGTTACACTGCCGTTTACGACGAAACCCCCGGCGTCACAGTAGACGGCGAGGCATACGACTTCATACAGCGTGATATTCGTATAAATCACGTTGCCATTGTAGAGAGAGCAAGGGCGGGCGCTCATGCTCGCGTTTTTGACCACAACCCGGAGAACATCCCAATGACCGTAAAAGTCACGCTGGACTCGGGCCGCTCGGTCGAAGTGCAAGACGAGGCAACCGCTGCCCTGTTGTCTGATGCATTCGAGCGCCTGAACAAGCAAGTTACCGACGCGCAAGCGGAGGCCGAAAAAGCCAAAGCAACCGCCGACGATGCTACCGAACAACTGGAAGAAGCTCGCAAAGCGTCCAGCGATGAGGCTATCAAGGCTCGCGTTACCGAGGTTGCCACTGTTAACGCAGTAGCCCGCAAGGTAGCTGGCGACAAGTTCGCATGCGCCAGCCTGGACGTGATCGAGATCAAGCGTGCAGCAATGGCTATCGCCCGACCCGCTCGCGCATGGGCAGACGAGAAGCCCGCCTATGTCGAGGCCGCTTTTGACATGGCCGCTGAAAAAGTGGAAGACGAGGACGAAGAAGGTAAAGAGTCCAAGGAATCCAATGATAGCGTGTCTCTGGTAGAACAACTTCAACAACTGGCGCAGGATGCTTCCCGCACCAAAGTCGAAGACAAGCAGACTGTGAGTCACTACGACGCGCATAAGCAGAGTCTTTCTCAAGCCCATAAAGGGGGTAAGTAACCATGCCCGTACAAGGCGGAAATGCAATCAATCACGGCATCGCATACGCGGGCATGGCAGCAGACGGCCAGACCTCTAACGATGTTTCCAAGCTGAACACCGGTTCAGTCAACATTCCTTACGGCTACGGCGTTGTTTCTGACGGTGACACTGGCGCGGTCATTCCGACCAGCACCAGCACTGCCGCTGATTTCGTCGGCATCGTCAAGCGCGAACTGAACCGCGCCTACACGGCCACCGAAGTATTCGGCGCACAGATCGACCGCGACATGACTGTTCGCACCGCTGGCGTGATCTACGCCACCGCTCGCGTAGCAGTTGAAAAAGACGATCAAGTCTATCTGGTTGTCGGCAATGGCACTGGAACCAATCAAGGCCAGTTTTCCAATGTTATCGGCGCTGCCGCTACCTTGGGCGTACTGATCCCTGGCGCGAAATGGGTTTCCTCTGCTGGCGCTGGCGCTCTGGCTAAAATCTCTCTGGTAATCGGGGGCTAATATGCAACGTACTAAAATTTCTGTCGCGCTGGACGCAGCCATTGACTCTATGGGCCTGCCCAAAGGTCATGAAATCGCGTTCAATGACGGCCTGCCGACTATCGATGACGGTGTTGCGTTCTACATTTCGCAACTGGCGAACCTGGAAGCTAAGGTTTACCAGTCGAAATACACGAACATCAACTTCGCCGAGCTGGTTCCTGTCAACACTAACGTGCCTGAGTGGGCCGATAGCTGGGACTATATCTCCTACGACGCGGTGACGATGGGTAAGTTCATCGGCTCAAGCGCTGACGACCTGCCAAAAGTGGGCCTGAACGCTACCAAGTCCAGCGTGCCTATCGGTTATGCCGGTAACATGTACGACTACAGCCTGGACGAGCTGCGCAAGTCACAGCAGATGCGTATCCCTCTGGATACCACTAAGGCGCAGGCTGCTTTCCGTGGCGCTCAAGAGCATAGCCAGCGCGTGGCTTACTTCGGTGATACTGGTCGTAACATGACCGGCCTGTTCAACAACCCGAACTTGGCTGTTGATAGCTCCACCGTTGACTGGTCTACCGCTACCGGCGCTCAGATCGTTGAGGACATGAACAGCC